TATATTAATCAGATGATTTACAAATTCTTTCTCAAAATCTCCGTTATGGTAAGTGTCTAACAAAATAAAAGGAGCGGTTATATTATGCTTTAATACATCGCCTTTTACAAATCGGATATTAGGTATATTAATATCCGCTATCTCGGGTTGCTGAACAATGTCATAGCTGATTACCTTATTCTTTTTGTTATAGGACAATGCAATTGCAGAGCTTCCCTGATAGCTTCCAATATCTAGGATTTCGGCATCTTTTAACAACGTGCTGATATAAGCTAATAATCTGTAATGCTCAATCCCGGCATCCATATAAAACCAGCTTTTTGGGAATCCTAATTCATTAGTACTATCTAAATACTTTGATAAATTAATAGCATTTAAATCCTTTGCGGTTACTTCTAATATTTTACTTAACATATTGGTTTAAAATTAAATTATAGTTTTTGTGATACTTATCTATGGCATGATAACCAACAGATCCAAACTCAAATTCGGTTTCAACGGAAAACTTATTGCAAGTTTCCTTATTTGGCAACTTATACCCTAATTCCCTCATTTTATTAGTAAAGTAAATATCTTCATTGCCATGCTCTGCCATTCCTTTATATGGATAATTAAGGCAAATATCATACATGACTTTAGGATTGCGAATGCTTAAACCTCCATTCATGCAACCCGGTATATTCTTAATCCATGAACCTATAAAGTCCCATTCTAAAAAGTCCTCAATCCCTTCTTTTAACAATCCTGAATCGTGCTGAAATATCAATACCCGATCATACATACATGCACGCCAAAAAGCTGGATTGGTTAATACATTGTTGTAATCTTTGGCAGACTTTAACGAATATATACCGCCCTCGTATGGAGGTCTTTGATGCACCACTACCCAATCATCTGGTAAAAAATCAATATGATCATCAATAGCCTTTTCAGCCACATCCTCCCGATCATCAATGATAACGGCAGCTACTTTCATAATTCAACAGTTTTAGAGATTGCCAAATTCAATATATGCTCTAATTCCTTGCCGTATTGCCAAACTACAATGTTTAACCCATTGCTTTCGGCTTCCTTAATCAATTCATTTAGAATATTGATTTGCTTTCTTATTTCTTTGGCGTATTCCAAATCTGTCATACTAAAGTTTTGTTATAATTTTTATGCCTCTTTAAATAACTAGGTAATACGGATTTATCAAATGGAATCGGATTCCAAAGATTTAAAGCTACACAATGCACATCATCAAATTGATTGCCTGGTGACCATTTGTAAAATATATCATTTAGCCAATTTTGGCGAACCTCATGAGCATGACCAAATACATTATACTTGTATCTCATTATCGGCTCTGGCTGGCAAGTGCTGAAATGGTATATAGTTTGCTTTAGGTTTAGGTTTTGAGTGTTTTTCTTGCGGTGTAAGTTTTCCAATCTTATCGGTCTAAATCCATCGTAGCAGGCGTAGTCAAATGATCGCCAAAAGTTTACATATCCATCAATGCCATAAAACCTTTCAATTCCCCAATAAGCATATTCATAGGATGCCGGTAACTCATCAGATTTGTATACTTCGTCTGAATCAACTGTCAATACCAAATCGTAATCTCCAGTATATTTATACTTTACGTTTCGATGCTCATTTTCCGCTCCGTATCTGTCGGCATAATGCCAAATCATTTTATCCCCTAATACTTCCCGGCAAATCTCAAAAATATACTTTTCATTATCAGGACATTCCATTGTAGTACCATGCCCCTGACTAGGCTCTTTACTATAAGCAATAACCATTCTATCTACATGATCAACAACAGATAACAAAGATTCACGCAAATAGTCACCTGCATAATGAATGGTCATAAAACCAAGTACTTTAATTTTTTTGCTCATATATGTATATTAAATTCTTTACCATTTCGTCAAATGTATAATTTTCTTTTACAAAGTCATGCCCTTGCTTTGCAATTTGATCACGCTCTGGCTTATTGTTAGGATCTAAATAATAGTTGATTAGATTTAGTAATTCGGGGAGCGTATTCCAGGTCCTTATATGAACGTTATCAATGAATGGCATATTTGGATACGCTTTGCATAAACAGAAAACTCCAGTACCTAGTATTCTATACATTCGGTCAGATGTATAACTATCCTCATCAAAGTGACTTAGATTAATAGCTATCTTTGTCGCTCTGTAGGCTTTAGCTTCCTCTGCTTGTGAATGATTGTAGTTACCTGATACATTGGGCCAGTTATTGCCATAAACGCCGTACATGCCTCCAAAATACTTTTGTAGCATTGCGTTCATTTCTATTCTTAGGCTACTTAATGGGAAATGACCTGCTCCGTAATTATTGCCAAAGAATGAAACCTCTTTGCAAGTGCCAACCTGCCCGACTGGAGTATAAATTTCAGGATCGTAACCAATCTCTAAATATCCACCTCTGACAACATTTTTTAAATCTCTGCCATTGCTAAATAAAGTTTTATCCACATGAAAAGCCATTTCAATCATCCATTGCGGAGTATGATGTCTTATATCACCATTCCAGTTGCAAACCCATGCTCCAGTTTCCCGCATAGCTTTTACAGTTTCAATGCTTATAATGTTGGCGCATTGTATCTGCATGAATATTATATCAGGTTTAAACTCCCTAGCTATTCTGACCGCTTCCTGATTTACATCCTTTGCCCCAGTTGATAACTCAATGTAGTCATCTGAATTAGCTATAAATGCTTTGCGCATTGAATCGAATGGCGGAGGTCCTACGCATAAACCTAAGTGGAAAATTCTCATACTTTCTTTATTTTATCCCAGTCCTTTAAAAATTCAATAATAGATCCGTAATACTTCCGACCTGCTCCGCATTTACGATTTACAACTATATGACCATTAATCATTCCTATTCTGATAATATATTCCTGATTTTTGTACAGTCCAACTTCGCCAATGTATATAGCGGAAAACATTATTTAATTAGTTTTAGTCCATCCTCAATCAAAATAGCTGCCATAGCAGATTTAGGTCGCTTCTCTTTTACTGCTAATTCAAGCACTTGTTTGTGTACGGACTCAGGCATTAATACCGTTATCCGAAAGTATTTATATTTTGCCATATTTTTTTAAATTGTACATGAGCAGTTATATGCAAGAAGTGCATCGTCTAAGTCGAAAAGCATCATTCTTTTGTTGTAGGTCGGTTATTATTTTTTTGTAATCCATTATGATTTTTCTATTTCTTGTTTAACGAGTTGCCAAAATTCATATGCTCCACTTTCAAAATCATAATGATAATCATACAATGTATTTAATATTTCATTTACTGCTATTAATGCACATTTCTTGGCTTGTAAATAACATAAATCCCAAATCAATAAATCGTCTTTAAAAAACTTATCTATTAACTCGTCTGCTTTTTCTTTTGGTGTCATATAATTAAAATGTTGTACAACTGCAACTATAAGCTGGTAGTGATTCTGTTAAATCAAATAATGATTTTTGTGATTGTGCTGCTCTAAATAACTCGGCATAACTGATATTTCCAAAATAAGTTGCTTTGCCATTTTTATGACCTTTATCTTTTACTTTTACTTCATCATCAATCCATCTTTGAGCCAACTCAGGAAAGTGTTGCATAATTTTTATTATGTTATCCTTACCCTTTAAAAAACATAAATCGCAATTGCCTAAAATTGATGGTATCTCTAAAGTATATGATCTAGTTAACCAATATTGATTAACCATTTCTTTATTAACTCCTTTATCAAATAAAGGAAATTTTGGTAAAACTCTTTTGTATTTGTTTTTATAATTATTTACCCTTCGTTCTTCATCTGCTCTAAATCCTATATAATTCTCAAATGTTATAATACCTAAACTTCTTAAATATCTTTTTGCAACCAATATTTTTAATTCTGAAGTGCAAAATCTTTGCATTCTATTAGGTACAAATTTTTTAGATTCAATCAATGCATCGAATCCTTTTAAACCCGGTGCTTTATCATTAGTATATTCTGCTTTATGCACTTTAATACCTTCATGCTTTTCAAAGTCATCTATAAACTTGTATGTTAATGGATGTTCTCTGCCTGTATCGGTAAACAATACAATATCATCATCGGTTGGCTTTAATAAAATTGTCATTAAAGCAGATGTTTTACCGCCTGAAAAATTGATAACTCTTTTCATAAATCAA